GAATCAATCAACTCTTCTTGAGCTTCTTGTTCACAATCATATAGTTTCATTCTTGATCTATCAACACCAATTACAAACCTCTTGAATATTGTAGGATCATTGTATCTGTTTTTCAACTGTTTAACTACCAACTGATCTAGTTCTTCTAGTTCATCACTGGTAATCAATGCAAACATCATATCAGCTGTAGCTGGAAGACCAAACGATTCTGAGGTATCTTCGAGTCCGATATCTGTTGAACCGTATCCTGATCTTGTTGTTTGAGTTGCACTCATAATTGGTACATCATACTCCACTGCAAGACCTCTAAGTTCTTCTGCAATACTCTTCACCAGTGTGTAAGAGTTTGCACCTGAGCCTGGTCTGATTCTATGTGATGCACAAATGTTTAGATAGTCAACAAAGATAATATCAGGTTGAAAGTCTTTCTTGATATCCAATTCTTGTAGTAAATGTCTGAAATGTCCAGCATGTGCAGCTGCAGTTGGATACTCTTTGACAATTAGTTTACCTTTGGTTTTGTTCTTGAGTTTCTCGATCTTCTTATCATACATCTTCTTAGACATATCAGGAAGTTCTTTCATAGGTACATTCAAACAATTTGCATCAATTCTTTCTGCAATCCTTTCTTCACTCATTTCTAGAGTTATGTACAATACATTCTTACCCATCATCAAAGCTGCAGAACCCATATGACACATGAACAATGACTTACCAACACCAGTACCAGCAAGACAAATATTCAAAGTCTTGTTTGGTAATCCACCCTTGGTAATCTTGTTGAAGTATTCTAGATCAAAAGGAAGTTTCTCTTCCTCAGTATTATAGAATTCAAATCTATCATCTGCGTCCTCTAATACATCATGACCAATATGTGTATCAAAGGACACGGAGAGTGCATCCTTCAAAAGCTCAGGTATTTCACCAGTAGATCGTTGTGACTTCTTATCAATCACTTCGATTGAATCCATCACTGCGATATAGATTGCTCTATCTTTGCACCACTGCTCAGTCTCATCGACTAACCAATCCTGTGGTGTATCTTCACTACCGAAACCTTCTACAATAGTTTTTGCGTCCTTGACTGTGTTCTCGTTATAACTTGAAGAATTGTCAAGGTTTATGAGAAGTGCTTCTGTTGTAGGTGGTTTAGTATACTTCTGAAAATAATCATATGTCAATTCATAGATTGTTCTTTCAGATGTATCTGTGAAATACTCTGGCTTCAGAAATGGGATACACTTCCGTGTAAACTCTTCATTCTGAATCAGATTCTTGAGTATCGTCTGTTCTATTCTCGTTTCCATATTTAAAATAATCTCTTACAACTTCTTCTAATCTTTCCATTACATCATCTGTAAAGTATTTCTCAGGGTTGTTGTTTATTGTTTTTGCAAATTCAGTTTTACCATTTGGTAACTCAACCCTCGTAGAGGATTTCTTAAAGATACCACTTGCAAGTGCAAGATCAAGTAAACCGTAATATCTATCTAAACCTGTTTCATAGTTTAGTCTGACATCGACCATCCTGTTTTCAACTGTAAGTCTTGACTTTGCATTCTTACAGTGAATGATGTTACCGATGACTTCTGTTCCATCTTTCTCCTTCTTCTTGGACAAGTAGATAATAGAAGAAGCTGCATACTTCAATCCACTACCACCACCCATTTCTTTTTGTGGGAACATGGAACCTATCACATCATAAGTGTGATTAGTCACTATCATAGGGACACCTGCCCTACCCAGTTTTAGAGTCAATACTCTGAATGCACCTTTAACTACTTGAGCTCGAGTCATGTCACGGGTTTCTTTACCCTCTGCAGTATCCTCAATTTCTTTCGTTGTAGATAACATACCCAATGAATCAAGACACATCATCATAGGTGGTCTCTTATCTTCGGGTGTTTCGAGATATCTATCTAATATAGAAATTGCCTGTAAACGAAATTGTTGAACAGTTACCACAGGCACGATAACCATTCTATTTGAATCGATTCCTCTACTCTCAATCATATCTTTACTGATTGCAGATTCGGATTCGAAGTAGATAACTGCAGCGTCGGGATTATCCTCTAGGAACTGTTTACACATTCCCAGTGCAAAGTAAGTTTTACCTGTTGCTGATTCTCCTGCGATTGCAGTGATTTTGTTTTTAGGTAATCCACCGTATAGTGAACCACTCAATAATGAATTGAAGACATAACTCCCTGTATCGACAAAAGAGTCTACATCCCCAGCTGCAACACCATCAGAAACGACACCTGCGTATTCGTTTCCTGTTGCTTTAACTAAGTCTTTAATAAATGACATATACACCTCTCATAATGATATAACCATTATAGTATATATTGTGGTTTCTGACAAGTGGGTTTTATTTCTTTTTCTTTATATCTTTGATTGCCTTACCGTTTCTTCTATCTAAGAAACTTTCAATCATGGTCTTGATCGTTGAAACCTGAGCTTCAAGATGAATGATAAACCCGAATATGACACATATCATACCAAGGTAAAAGATGTCCATCAAAGATATAATCATGATACCTTATCGATGTCTTCCTGAGTTACGACACCTTCCTCAATTAATAGTTGTCTATGTTTTAAATGTTGTTCTTGAATCTGTTCTTTGTTACCACCAGCATAATCAACTGCATGGTGGTCATCAATCATCTTTTGATTGACTGAGTAATGCACCTCAAATTGTGGATGTCCTACATTCTCGTATACATATAGTTCACCTAGTATTCTACCAAACTTACCTTTATCATGAGATACTAAGGTTAACATTTCAGCGTTTTGGATTATTTCTTTTAGATGTTTCTTGGATGCTTTACCGAAAAGTTTTTCTACTAAATCTCTTGTTCGGCTCTCTGGCGTATCGATACCCATCAATCTTACTCTTTGTTTTTTGTAGGTCATTCCAAAACCTAGATCGATATCTACATCTACTGTGTCGCCATCTACAACTTTTGTAACTGTTACATTATATTCGTACATGTGTTTTACTTATAATTATGTTTTCTATGTGCAGTCTTTTCCTCCCAATGTTCGACTGCTTTCTTGATACAATCTTCTGCAAGAACAGAACAATGTAACTTGATCGGCGGAAGGTCTAATATCGCTGCAATATCCTTATCTTTTATTTGTTTTGCTTCTTCGATAGTTTTACCGATCAACATGTCAACAAATAAACTGGATGATGCAATTGCACTACCACAACCATAAGTCTTAAACTTAACATCTTCTATTCTTTCATCAATGTCAAGTTTTAAATCAAGTTTCATGACATCACCACAGGCAGGAGCTCCAGTCATTCCTGTTGCAACATTAGGGTCTTTAGGATCGAATCTCCCGACAGAATGTTTCTGTGGGTTATTGAGAACTGAATTGAATCTATCTACTACCTGTTTACTGTATGCCATAAAACTATTTATCCAAAAAAGGAATCTAAACTTGCAACTGGTTCTACATTCCAACCAATTAAACTGATAACAACCTTCAATGGATCAACAAAAGCTTTGTCAAACTGCATGTCGTAATCAATGAATCGATGTAGATCAAACTCTCTTGGTAAAACATTCATGAATGATATAACATTCTCATTGATAGGATTAGGTGTTGTAAGATAACTGAAATGTATCTTCTCACCATTCTTAATCATTTCATATCGTCTGTCGATGTTCTTCTTCTTGAGTTGATGATTGTATAACAAAGAACCACGGACATGGATTGGTGTTCCCTTAGAATAGATATTTGTAGGACATGCATATTGTACTAGACCTTTACATCCTCTAGGGAATGCAACCTCTTCGGGGGGAAGATTACGAAACTCTTTTCGTGAAGTTTCTACGAACTCCCATAGGTCTTGTTCAGTCCCACTCATGACAACCTTGAAAGCTTCTGTGAGTTTTGTTCTGACCCATTGTGGTGTGGAAGACTTTGCAGTCTCGATACCCATCATCTTGAGTTTCGGTTCTGCAAGTCTTACACCTTCGTTGTCGTGGACATTTAGAATGTATCTTTTCTTTGCAGTCCAAATACCACGGTCAGCGATTACCTCTCTCCCCATTTCCATCTTGTTCTGAAATGCATTTGTGTATTCTGCAAGATCATCAAATCCATCTGCAAGAACTTTCTCAAACATCCCTTCGGACTTGTTCAAGAAGTCAATGATCTTGTCCTTGTCTGTTTCTTCGGGAAGAACTTTCTGAACCAGTTTGTCCATGGTGATATAAACGGAATCAGTATCCATTGCAATCACAAAGTCTTCATCCTCAGTTCCAAGGGTCTTGTTCATGAAGTCATTGATGGTTCTCTCTGACCACTGAATAATCAACTGACCTGATGTAGTGATTGCCTCTGCAAGATCAATAGAGAAGAATGCAAAATACTGATTTGCCAATGCACCGTAAGCTGAGTTCAATGCAATCTTACGAACCATCTGATTGTTGTTTGCTCTCTTGATGAGAGTGTCGAGTTCTCTTCTTCGTTTTCTATCTTTGCAAGACTCTCGTTCAATCTGATAATCGATCATCTTTTTCTTCCAAGCTTTTCTCTCATCGTAGAACTTCTCCATGAGTTCAGGAAGAAAACCTTGACGATCTCTTTTGAACTTTGTCCCGTTAGGACATACAGTATTGTTCTGTTGTTTTAGATAAGAGATATCAACTTGTTTGTTGAGAAGTCTATCAATAGATACATCCTCTTTGTATTCCTTCACCATCTTCTCAGGACTGATATTGTACTGCATAATGATATGTGGATACAGTGAGTTCAAGTCAAATGATACAACCCAGTTGTGACCACCCACCAGTGGTTCCTTGACATATGCACCTATGATAGGTTTCATCTTGTCGTTACCAGTCTTTAGTTTTTGTGGTGGTGTTTGTATTCCCTGTTCTTTGAGGAAGTTGTAAATGATCGTTTCCCAATACTTCACCATACCGAAAGTATCATTGTAGTTACACTTTGCATTGTAACTCATGGCTTGCACCAGTTCGATCAATCCAAGTTTCTCTTCTAGTTCCTCAACCAGTACAGCGTCTTGGACATTATACTCAAGGAACTTTGCATAGTCTTGTCGGTAAAGGGTATGTAGATTTCCATACTCTGAATAGTCGAGTTTCCCTTTACCGAGTTCGACATTTGCAATGTGATCTAGTCTGTATGATTCTTGATTTACGAATGTATGTTTACGATATAGTTCTAGATAGTCAAGAACATTGACACCATACAGATTGAATACCATGTTCTTTTGATATCCTTGAGAAGTAAACTCACGAACATCTGATTGATTCCATGGTGATAGTTTCTTATGTTCATCCTCACCCATGATCTTGTCAATACGATTACAAAGGTATGTGATATCGAATGAGTTTACATTCCAACCTGTAATGATATCAAAAGATTCTGTTCTCCAATACTTGATGAACTTCATCAACAAGTTTGCTTCGTTAGTACAGTTGTGA